TTAGATACCTGGGCAAAGCAAGGCGGTTGGAATCCTTGCCTGCATCTCAAAGCTTCATTAGACGCGGACCAACGTACCGATGTTGTAACAAAGTTCAGGGAAGACCCAAACTCCAGGATTCTCATCGCATCTACGTTGGCAAGCGGCGAAGGATTGAATCTGCAGTTCTGTTCAGATGCCGTCATGCTGGAACGCCAGTGGAATCCAGCGAACGAGGAGCAGGCCGAAACACGATTCACTCGCTTTGGTTCAACGGCTGAACACGTCAACGTTACCTATATGATTAGCGTTGGCACGATTGACGAATGGCTCACCGAACTCGTGGAAAAGAAACGTTCCTTGATTAGCAACGTTATCGACCGCAACGAAAACGATTGGGAAGAGTCCTCACTCATGAAGGAACTGGCAAGCGCGATTTACGCAGGCGGGGGCAAACGATGGACGTATTGATACGCTTGCTCATTCTCTGCACAACATTTGTCACAGCATATTCTATCTATACGAATGAGATAGAGTACACCATTCCATCGTTCGCTTTGCTTGTCGTGCTCGTTTACACCTTGTCAACGCTCTAAACCTGGAGAAACCAAATGACTACTCAGACAACAAACAAGCTCGGCGTATACCTCGACCACGACGATGAAATGGTTTGCTTGTTCGCCGGCGAGATTGAGCGTGTCGAGGGCTTTCTGAAATTCTGGAAGCTCTATCGTCCACTCACAAACATCGAAGTCCGTAAGTATACGGATGGCATCGGGCTCGTAACCATCTATCGTGGCGAGGCGCGCGACTATACGCGCGGATTCTGATGGAGCATTATCTGAGCTTCATCGTTGCTATTCTCACGATTCCATACCGTGCTACGCTATGCGAACGAATTATGCTCAGCACGATATCTATGCCCACGATATACCACTCGCGCGCGTGGCACGAGTTCCAGGTTTTGAGCATCGCATCGTTCCACCTCACACTCGACATCGAAAGGTTTAAACAATGACTACATCCGAGCTGGAAATTCTTTGGTTTCTCGAGTCCGCCGAGCTTATCGGGCTCACACTACGTCAGGCACGCATCGCACTAGAGCTTTGTTCATCGTTCGACATCTCGGTTACTGAGATGCGAATGGACATTGAAATGGACCGAGGGAACCGACGGAACCAAATCAAGGAACTTGCGAATGATTGGGCTCCAAGTCCCAATTAACGCCAGGTTTTGTGCTCCCGGAGCAAACTAGCCCGCTGCCGATAACTAATCGGTTGCGGGCTTTGTCGTTTCTTATCGCGTCCGACCCACCATAAGCCCACCAGGAACGCCAGCAACCTGAGCCCGTAGGGTGAGCTAGCCCGAGCCCTTATCGTGGCCTGTAGCGCGTCCTATTGCGTCCTGAGCCCATCAGCCGAGCCCGAGCCCGTCCGCACTCTACTAGCCCGTGCTGAACTGTCCACTTTTCAGGACATATTTTTCTCTTGTGGTAGCTGGGCTACCTGTGGTAAAATCTAGCAGAGCCTCGCATCCCTATGTAATTTTTACATCCCCCTCACTAAGCTGTAATAAACCACAGCTACCAAAAAACCAAAGAAAAGGACACAATGCAAACTCAGAAAAGAATCAAAGGATACACTCGACGCCCGTATGGAACGAAAGTCATCGATGAGATTGAGCACGCGATTGAGAAAGAATGTTCACGCTATAACGTTTCACGAAGTTTTGTAATTGCAAACGCATTAGCCTTTGTCTTCAACATAAAGACCGAGAGCTACATTCCAAAGACCAGGAAAATCCTCCAACTCAGGAAGCGCGCATGATTCCCATTAAAGTTTTCAAGACCATCGTTGGCACCTACATTCTGCAGGGCAAATGCGTTGAGTGCGAAATTCCACAAGCAATCACGGTAGATTCGCAAGCATACTACGATTGGCAGCACGGGCAATTGATTCAGAATGCATTCCCTAATATGCTGCCGGACCAACGTGAGTTCCTCATCTCAGGCATATGTGGCAAGTGTTTCGATAAGATGTTCGAAGGTAAAGACGATGAAGATTAGCGTTAAAGTAACCATCAACGCACCGGAAACGTCTACCGAATTCGAAGTAATTGAGTACGTTGAAGAAGCAATTAGATGCTGGCGCGGTTCATGGGCACCATCAAATCCTTTCTTTCAACTTGAAGATAAAGATTTTCAGGTAACGAAAGCAGATGGCACCGAAGATTGAATTTGAAGAAACGTGCAACCAAATAAGCATAGCGATGCTTAATTATAAAGTCATTCATCGCTATGCTTTAAACATTCCTTGGTCGTTCAAGTTTGAAAAACGTGCAAAGCAATATGACCCGGTGGAGATACTCTACATGCACGTCTTTGAAACTTCAACACTCCCTGCATACAACATCGCATTCAACAAGCTGGTCAAAAAAGGATACTCAATCTCCACGTTGCTCATCCTAATGCAATTGAGCAACGGTGCCTATAAGAAGTTTATCGGTAACGAATACGCAACGCATCGAGACACATTTCAAAACATCACAGGAATCCACGTTGACTAACTTGCTAAGTTTCCTAAAAAGTAATTGGGATACTAAAGTTAAGCCATTCATAAAGCTAGATGATAATGAATGCTGGCGTTGGCAACGTGGCAAGAATGTATATGGATATGGTAGAGTGTGCCTTACAAGAACTAATGTTTTATATACACACATCGCGTCATATATGTACCACCACGAAACACTAATCCCACCCGGAATATGTGTGCTCCATAAATGTGACGTGAGAGATTGCCTTAATCCAGACCATTTATTCCTTGGCACTAAAACAGATAATGCTAATGATAAAACTAGTAAAGGTCGTGCTCGTGGTGTGCAATCATTAAACACCGCAGATTTAACTGAAATAAGACGGTTACTTGCACAAGGTGTGACACATACTGAAATAGCAGCCAAGCTACGAACTAGCATAGCAACAATATCAAGGGTGCGAAATGACAAATGCAACTACTACACCAAATCAAGATAAAGTAGTTATTTCGATTGATTCACAAGTATTGGCCAGCATACAAAGTTGCAATCAAATGGCTAAATACAGGTTTATCGATTCGATTGAGCCAAGAGATTACTCGATGGAATCGATTCAGCTCGGCCTCGTCCTTCATGAAGCAATGGCTGAGCACTATTCAACATTCCATAAGTTTCCGAGTAACATTCTCAGGAACAACGTAGCGACACGAATGGAAAGCTATGCTGCCGCGAAGACAATGCTCTCCCATTCGCAAGTCAACGCACTCATCGACATCTATCGACAGTATCAAGCGAAATACATCACAGAAGATTGGGTTGTTGAGCGAGATACGAACGACAATCCATTGGTGGAAAGTACGTTCGCTAAAACTCTGTATGAAGATGCTGAGATTCATATCCTCTACACGGGCATCACGGACCTTGTATTAAAATCGCCATACAGAGTACCCGTAGACCATAAATCGTTTGGCTCATATTTCAAACCCGCAATCATGAGCAACCAATTTCATGGCTACATGTGGGCTTTGAATTCAAAAAACCTCATCATCAATCGCATCGGTGTCAAATCAAAGACGGGAACCTTCGAACGAATCGTTGTTACGAAACAACCGAGCTTGATTGAGGAATGGAAGAACGATGCGATTCGTGATATCCTCAGACACTTGGATATGATGCACGAGGGAAACTTTAGACGCAATCGAGAAGCGTGTGGAATGTACGGCGGATGCAGATTCATTAGCTTATGCTCAGCCGAGCCTTCTCATCGTGCCTACCTCATTGCAAACAATTATCAAGTCGTTCCCGTTTGGAACCCTCTGAACCGAGACTAAACAATATGCGAACCATTCCACGCAATCTCATCGCGAAGCCGATTCTAATCACGCTTGACCCATCGCACGTTGAAGTGATTCAATCAATCTTTGAAGCATTCTTCAGCTCGACTCGCGTGATGGAGATAGATGTACCGCGAGAAGTTAAACTAGAAGCCGCGGCCGTACTCCACAAGATTATCGTGGAATATGAACGGCAAATTCATGAGGCAGAAAGTAAGGAAGCAAACAATGCCAAGGAAGCGAACAACACATACCCACATGTACAAGAAAGTTAAACTCAAGATTGCATATGTCTATCGTTGCATGCTATCAAATTGCAACCATTACATCATGCCTGAGTTTATCATGGGAAAGGAATCAGTATGCCCATCGTGCAACAAGGATTTTACAATCGACAAATACGCATCGATGCGCACGAATCCTATCTGCATCGACTGTCGAAGGGAGCATCCAACACCATTAACCAATTCATCAAAGCCGGATTCCAATGTTATTGCAGACATCCTGAAACGGCATGGCGTACACTAGACAATAAGCTCTACACCGAATGCCTCATTTGTGGCAAAGAAAGCAAAGGGATAAGAATATGAAGCAGAAGATTTGCATCAGCATCGACCTCGTATGTGAACTCCAGCAAGCAACGTACCTCGTGAATCAGATTCTCCAGGTTGCAAACATCGAGTCAATTGATTCACTATACATGCGCGATGAGCAATACAACACATACGTCAACATCTCCACGATGAATCGTTTGCGCGATGAGCTAGACCCAAAGCCGAAGATTGAGATTGAGTATGACGAAAGCCCTAAGGAAAAGGAATCACTCGTGTTGTCGATGCTTGAGTCTGCCAAGGAACAGAAGACAATCGACGAAGGTAGTTTTTAAATGCCCTCAATCGAAGATGCATTAGCAAAAGAAGAATTCCTCATGTTGTTCAAAGGCGAGGTAAGCAGTGGCAAATCAATCGCTGCTGCTTCCTTTCCTAACCCGTACGTGTTTGATATGGAGAGTAGAATACGTTCGGTTGCAGCGTATCACTTTCCGCGTGGCAAGCGTGACTTAGCATACGATACGTACACGCGCGAGGACTATCCAAAGTTTGACAAACGTTGGGATGAGTTCATCGAACTAAGCAAGATGAAACGATTCCCTTACGATACAGTGATTGTTGATTCCCTTACATCGTGTGCAGACCTTTTGTTGCAGCACGTCATTAGACTAAAAGGTTTAGATGGTAAGGGAAAGAAGATTGCTGGCATCGCGGTCAATAGCATCGAAGATTATAATGCTGAGACCGCTATGTTGACTGAGTTAGTCATGTTCCTCCAGCAAATCAAATGTAAGTACAAGATTCTCGTTGCTCACGTCATCAAGACTGAGAAAACAAATCTCAACGATGATTCAAGTGTGGTAACAAGACAGCTCTTGACCGGCGGAAAGAAAATAGCAGCGCGTATTCCGGGTTATTTTGACGAGATTTACCATTTCGAACAACGCTCGGTGGGTAACAAACCACAATTCGTTGCACGCACGGTCAATTCTGGAGAAGATTTCGCACGAACCACTCTCAAGCTACCTAAAGAGATTGATTTCACGAATCGAAACTTCTTCGAGATAATCGAACCATCTATTCAGGAGGTGATGAACCTAGGCAAAACTAATGTTGTCCCAATTAACACAGCTAAGCAAACTTAATCCTGAGACGGGCTGCATTGAATGGCAAGGCAAGCTAAACGCAGCAGGTTATGGAATGTATTATGAACTCGGTGAAACGTACATCGCATCGAGATTGTCATACGAATTAACATACGGTCCCATTCATAAGGGATTACACGTATGTCATCGATGTGATAACCGTCGATGTATCAATCCAAACCACCTGTTCGTTGGCACGCCCAAAGAGAATACGGACGATGCAATCCGCAAAGGCCGTCGTAACACACAACAAGGAGAACGCAACGGAAACGCTAAGTTAAACTGGGAAAAGGTACGAGAAATAAGAGCCAAGCTTCGAATTGGCATTAAGCCTAACGAAATTGCTAAGCTCTACGCAGTGTCCACCAGCTGTATCGAAAACATTCTGTACAACAACACCTGGAAAGAGGAATAACAATGGCCTTTACGTACTCAAAAGATGATATCTCACGCACCCGTTTGGTTGATTCGCCAACATGGCTCCCTGTCAAGGTAACGGCGTATGCCGAAAAGATTGCGAAGTCCGACAAGCGTGCGGGAGCAATCAATCACGTCATTACCGTCAAGGTTGAAGAGGCCGGTAATGAATACGAAGGACTCGTCCACGACCAGACGTTTCCGGAAGAGTATCCAAGCCTTGCGTTTGATTTCCTGAATGCAATGGGAGTCAATCTCGACAAGGACGGTGGTATCGTTCGGTTTGAAGAGTTCAAGGGCAAGGATGTTTTCGTTTGCCTCGGTCCTGGAACGTACAACAACAAGCCGAACAATCAGGTTTTGGGATGGCGCCCGATTGACTGGTCGCCAGATTCAAAGTAATTAGTCGATAACTAATGGGGCATAGGAATCAGCCTATGCCCCATCTAGGTGCTTATGCCAAATCCCTATGCTGATTGTAAGATATTAGGACCGTATGTCCATAATGGCAAAAAGGGTAGACTATATGTTAAATGTACCCAACCAGATGGGAAACGGCACTCAATCAATTACTCTAGATATATTCTAGAACTAGCTATAGGAAGAAAGCTAAGCACCGTTGAGCATGTACATCACATCAACAAAGATATACACGATAACAGACTAGAAAATCTAGAAGTGCTTGACGAAACAACGCATCACAAATTACACGTGAGACGACTTAAACCACATGATTTCACTTGTCCTATGTGTGGTGGAAAGTTTACGTTAGATGGACAGGAATTGAATAGTTTGCTTACAAAACGAAAGCTATTTCCAAAACAACCCGGTCCATTTTGTGATAGGTCGTGTGCTTCTAGAGCCGTTAAGCGTGGAGTAACAATTCAATCCATCGTGGACCCTGAATATTACTCAACGATAGACTCTGGGCAAGGGGAGAAAGAATGAAACAAATCGCATTCGCATCGCTCGTTGTGTTGTTAGTATCAGCGCCCGCGCAAGCATCATTCCTATTAGCCATCGATGTGAATGGTGTTCAGGCGTGCGCCTCAGATAACAATGCAGGATGTGGCTTCGGAACACAGTTATTCGACATCGACCCCACCGTTGGTGTGATGTCATTTGGTAATCTCCCTTTGGTAATTGGTGGCTTGGAGATTACAGGTTCGGTGCAGCAAGCGACAATTGGCGGGCCGTTCAACATTCTGAACACAAGCTCAACTCAGATTACGAACATTTCAGGCGGAACAATCTCAGGAATGTTTGCAGTTAGTGCAACAGGATTCACACCATTTGCATCGACTGCATTCGCATCAGGTTCCGCAACGTGGCAGAATGCAGTTGGCTCCAGTATTCAGATGGGTTGGTATAATGACCCATTGAATGCACAAGGCGCACAGTTCGCAACCGATACACCGGGCATTGAATTGTTTACGTGCTCAGATTCAATCACGTTAATCGCCGATGCAACCGCGTGCTCGAATGGACCAATTTCTGTCGAAGATTTAAATCCATTCAGCATGACGTTGTTCACGAGCTTTAACTTAACAAGTGGAGCAACCGTAGTTAACCGTGGTCAGACTGAAATTAAGCCGGTTGCAACAGATGTACCTGAGCCATCAGCATTGTTTCTGCTTGGGCTCAGCACCATGTTTGTTCTTGCTCGTCGTAAGTTTTGAACAACTTAAATTTGGTTAGACTAGGGTGTTGCGTTATGACTCCCATTTGTAGCGTAACATATCGGCCCTAGTCTAGCCATTCTTTCGCCCCTATAGCCCAACCGGC